GCCGTCCGATTTCATGCTGTGCTGCCGCGGGATCGAGCGGGCGCTGGCGGTGTCGTTCGCCGAGGACGAGGCGCGAGGTGGGCCCGACTACAGGGCCCGAGTGCAGACCGACACCGAATCGAAACGGCGGGCAGAAATCTGCGGGCAGTGGTTCAGGAGACTGCGGGGCGATCTGGGATACACGATCGCTGCCACCCTGGACGAGCTGCCGCGGGCGCTGCGCGCGACCCTGGACGAGGACAGCACGTATCAGCCCCCCCCGAAAGGCCGCCTACACGTGGCCAGCGTGGGGGCCCGAAACCTGGAGGCGGACGCATGAAGAAACTGCACGAGATCACCAAGCGCCAGCGGGCCCTGACCGAGAAGGCCCTGGCCGGCACGATCACGCCCGCCGAGCGGGAGGAGCTGACCCGGATCGGCAAGGCCGTGGAGGAGGCGACCGCACCGGCGCCGGCCTCGCGGGTCGTTCCCATGAACATGACGCTGGCGGATTTCCGCAAGCACGCGGAGGCCGTCCTGTCCGCCGAGGCGCCGAGCGCCGACGCGGTGGCGCTCCTGAAGCGCAACCTGGAGGCGATCAAGGCCCAGGGCAAGAGCGCCGACACCGACACCGTGGCCGTGGACGTGGAGCTGGCGGACGAGCCGGCCGCGCCGGCGGACCCGCTCGCCGCGCTCGCCGCCCGCGTCGCCGTCCTGGAGGCGGGGGGCGTGGACAAGTCGTTCGACGGCAGGACCCGCACGGGCGTGCGCGTGGCCCCGGCAGTGACGCCGGCCGCCGCCGCGCCGGACCCGGCGATCGACCTGGGCACCGCCGCCGCGCCGCCGGTCGCCGCGCCCCCGGCAGCCCCGGCAGCCGCGCCGGTCGACAAGGCGTTCCCGGACACGGGCGCGCCGCCGACCACGCCGCCCGCTCCGTCTCCGCCGACCACCGCCGCGCCGGCCCAGGCCGCGCCGGGCACCCAGACCACGGGCTCGATCTTCCAATCCATGGGCCTGGAGGCCCTGGACACGCTGCTCGCCCGCTACAACGAGATCCGCAACCGCATGTCGGACGGCTCGATCACGCGGGCCGACGTCGATCGGTTGTGGGAGGGCCAGTGGCCGCTCCGCTCGATCATCGACGACAGCATGGCCGTGCTGGCCAAGTGCGACACGATCAAGGCCGCGATCGACGGCGTGCTCCCCGCGCTGCGCAAGGCCGCCGAGGTGACGCCCGAGGCGCCGCCCGCGCCGGCCGCGGCGCCGACGCCGCCCGCGCCCGCGCCCGAGGGCGAGCAGGTGGCCAAGTCCATGGACGTGGCCGACCTGTCCCCGCCGACCCAGGATCCCAAGGCCCAGTTCGCCCGGCTGCGCAAGGCGGGCGGGCGCTAGGAGGAGCCGTTGGAAGCGATCGGGATCTTCAAGGGGGCCGAGGGCCCCGCGTTCCTGGGGTGCGACGACGCCGCCCTGCTGGAGACCGTGTACGCCGCGGCCGCCAAGGCAGCCGGCGCCACGCTCCACAAGGACGCCCCGACCGCCGGCACCGCCGTGCGCCGGATAGGCGCGGTGCGCATTTCGGCAGCGGCCGAGGAGGACCCCGGCGCCTACAAAGTGGGCGACCCCGTGGACAAGCCAGCCGGCGGCCCCAAGCCCGAGGGCGAGGTGGGGAGCTGGACGATCCAGAGCCTCGTGTTCGACGGCGACCAGTTCACCGCCGAGCAGGTGCGCGACTGGCTGAACACCCACGAGGGATTCGGAGACCACGGCCTGGACGAGACCGAGACCGGAACGATCCGCGCTCGCCAGTACGACCCGGAAGCGTTCGACATGTTCCGCATGATCTCGCTGGCCCCGGGCGTCCGCGCCGTGTACGGCCGGATCGCCAAGGAACCGACGAACCAGCAGGAGGCCGAGCAGGCCGCCAAGAGCGCCGACGCCAAGGGCGCCGCGATCCACAAGTTCAACCGCACGCTGATCGATCGCGGTCTCGGGCTCATGCCCGTGGCCGCCAAGGTCACCAAGGCGGACGGCGACGCCCCGACCGAGGAGCGGTTCGG